AACATCACCAGAGTGAATATGTTCAGTGGCTATCTCTTTGAAAATACCAGGAGAGGTTAGCTCACTTTTGACATATCCTACTTCTCCTTGATATTTTGCCATATTTCACCGATCGATTAACCGGCGACGCCAATCTGTTCGATAACAATGGCTGACTTCGGTTTGGTAAGGCAGCCGGAGATGCGAGTCTCGATCAGGTACTGGTTCTTGTTGAAGTTGATATCGAAGTCTTCGAAGGTGTTGATTTCGCCGCCCTTGTCCGCGCCGATAACATAATCCTTCATATTTAACATGATGGCGAGTAGGTTGAGGTGGACGGCCGGGGTTTCATCAGTTGTGCGATCGACGCCAACCATTACCGGAACTTCCACAATAACACTGACACGCAGAGTAGCCATGAGATCGGCCATATTGCTGTAGATGCGGCGACCAGTCGTATCCTTGACCAACAACATATCGGTCAAGAAATCAGTTGTGGTGAACATGGTCGGATTGCCCGAACCTTCATAGTTCTTGCGGGAACGAATGATTGCTTCGATCGTGTCCTCAACTGTGGCATTGGAGGCGACGCGAACGCGTTCAACGTACATATCCACATCCTTATACACGGGGCGGATGTTCTCTTCATTGATCTTGTCAGGGTCATCTGCATCGCGACCATCTGAAAGGAGGGCGGCACGGGCAATTTCTTCTTCCAACATTCCGCGCATTTCGTTCTTGAGAAGCGCCACGACGTTGATATCTGTGATGTCAATCACGTCGTCCCTGTCAAGGGCTTGCTTTTTGTAGATTGTCTTCGGGCCGGTCATGCGTTTGGTCAGCTTGATGACTTCGTCTTTCTTCATGGTGCCCTTAACGTAACCCCTGGCACGAGCGACTTCATCGGTGATGTCAAATGCCAAACTCTTGATGCGGGACCACGGGTTGTGGTAAACACCGGCGAGAAAGGTAGAGACCCATTCGGTCCGGCGCTGGATCATCGACGGGGTATTGGCGATCGTCTTGGCATCGGGGAAGAGCAGGTCGATGTTTTCAATACCGTAGGTAACCGCGTGTTTCAGCAATGTGGCCTTGAAGGACGCATTAGAATCCATCGCGTCGGCCAGAATAACCTTCATCGCATCGTGGGACAGAGTGCCCTGGGTGGGACCGTCGTCATCTTTTTCGAATACATTGTGCTTCATAATTACTCCTTCATCATCAGAATGTGTTGCGGTGCCAGCCCCATCAGGAGCGTTCTCTAACATCTGGGCCATAAGTGCATACATGGCGGTCTTCTGTTCTTCGTTCATGGTGTCAATCACATCACCAATGGTTTTATCAGTCGCAGCGCTGTCCGTTTTGGTATCAGCATGAGAAAGAGCTTCCATTTTGATTGGGAGACCAGAGAAGATGATCGCTTCGTCAGGAGATTCAACTTGCGAACCATCACCGTGAGCGAAAACCAGGTTGTCGATCATTGCACCAGGGTTTGCACCTGAGAGAACCAAACTTACTTCGCGGATCACGCCATGAAGTACATCTTTGGATTTCTCGACCAGGTTGTTCGCGTAGATTGACAGAGATTCAATATCTCCATGCTCGACAAGGGCCTGGGCATTCTCGCCAGACTTTGTTGAGTTGAACGATGCATAAGCGTACACACCATCCGCGCGGTTCTCGAGAAGAGCGTGGCCCAGTACGTTCGCCGGATCAGCGTGATTATGCTGCCAGACAAGCGGAACCGTAATTCCATCTTGTTCTTTAAAGGCGTCAGGCCGAATTAGCCTTCCGTCCGCACAACGGACATTGGCTTTTGTTGCGTAGCCACTGAAATTGTACTTACCTTTCATATTTATTCTCCTTTCAGATTATTGCTGACTTTCTGGACGTCGTTTACCGGTGCTGAATTTTCCTGCACGGGAGGTTGATCACTCGGGGGATTGATGTTCTTGTTCCGCAATTCGTCGGCCTTTGGATCACTACTAGGTCGCATTCCGATGATAGCTCTAAATTCATTACCAGTAACAATCTCGTTACGAGTTAGTTTATCGGCCATATCGGCTAAGGTGGCAGCGGGGACAAGACTAAACTGATCAATAAAATACATGATCGATTGGCCCTGAGTTCTTGCTGTTTTGGTCAGGAATACACGTTTGATACCATCGGTTACTGCCGACATAATCGGTTTAACCGTACGAAGATAGTAATTCAGCATCTCTTTTTCATCGGCCGTGCCACTAAATATAGCCTCAGTTAAACCTAGTTGGCTGTATAACATGTTAGTCAAATAGGTTATTTGTCCTAAAAGATTATTTTCGGCGGGTCGATTTAACTGGACAACCTTTTCCAAAGCATCGATATATGCAATACCATACTTCGATCCCTTTAGTTGTTCTTCGATCATATCTCGTCTTGAATTGGCTTGTTCTTGCCTGGCGGGAGTTTTGATCGAATATGGAACCTGAACGATTATGTCTAACTTACCAGAAGAACTTTGTTCATCCACAGCATCAAGCAGATTTAGTTTATAAACCAGTCGTTTGAGTGTAGAGTTTGGCTCATTCATAACCGTATATAATGGATTTTCAATTACGGCTACGGTTCTCTTGGCCAAAGTCAGTTCTTCTTTTCGTCCGTTTTCGTCATTGTACAACGAAACTCGGACATGCTCGGGATACCATTCAAGTATCTTCGCAACTCGAAGAGTTAATATATCATACGAATTGGAATCATATGGACTGGATGAGGTATCAACCGGAACGATAGCGGCGCTTCCCTCATCACACAACATCATAACCACATCACGAACAAAATGACGACCTGACTGATCGATGTTGGCCTCAACACTTAAGCAATTGTTAAGTCCGGAGTCTATGGTCTCCAAAAACCTTCCATTTTGATCTATTCGAACATGTTGGATCGGGATCTCAGAAACATCAATCGCAATTCGGTTAACAATTGAGGCAACTATTGATCGTTCATTACCCAAATTTAGTCGCAAACGATCTGGACGTGTTCCGTAACTATCGCCCAAATTTTGGGTATACTGTTGAGCCGGATCCCTATTGCGAAAGGCGTTCCACGCCACTCTTAATCGGCTAGTAAACGTATTAGCCATTCATTGTGCCTCCTTTTATTTTGGCATAAGATCTTTGATCTTCTTAAGTACAAAAGCATCCACTCTTGGTTTGTTAGCATAATATACCATGGAGGCTATACCAACTGTCAAAGAGCCAGTAACACCCAAAAGTTTCTTTACTAACGATCGTCCTTTATGCACGGTGTCGATGCTGGTCCTTGTTCTTACTGCTTTAGTCGCGGCCTTTGAATAATCCGCATTCTGAATGTGAAAATCAAAAGCTTCTTTATATCCGGGAATAGAAGTCTTCTTTTTCTCGAGTTCAGCTTTTAGGAGTTTTCGTTTTGTTCCAGCAGTTTCACCATAAAACATCTTTGCTTCGACATGTCGTTTCACATCTTTTTTTGCTAAATTACTGGTGGACTCAGATACACCTGGAACCGTTTGTCTACGGCCCCAATGCATACCGAGAACACCAACGTGTTCCAATTCGCTCATATTCCTCCTATTATTCGAACGCATCTTTAGTCGCTTTGTAAACAATATATGCATCCATCAAAGCCGATACGTTGTCAATCTTTTGATCGTAACGTTTCTTTAAGAGTTTTCGATTACCGTTGGTATCTTCCAAAGTAATAGCATTTCCCATCGAGAAGGTCATCAATGCTTGGTCAAAGATTAACATTCGTTCCTCTGAAAGAGTCTTCAATTCACCTAAAGGAACTGATTCTGTCTTAGCACCTTGTATTACTTTCTCCAAACCGTAAGGCCCGTTCTCTTGTTCCCATCGAGTTACGAATTCTTTGGCATTATACGGGTCATAGCCAAAACATCGAACGTCGTAACTAGAGTCGATGATATATTTGTCTAAATCGTCGTAAACTTCCGACATGTCTAAGACCGTACACTCAAGAACTTGCAAAGAACCTTCTTGTAAAAACTCGTCGTACTTAATCCTCATAGCACCAGTAAGTTTCATTAGTGTCAATGATGAAATATAACTACGAGTCTTAACCCCGAAGGTTCCATTAGGTAATGGAAAGAGAAACGTAAATGCACAGAAGTCATCTCCCTGTGATAAGTCGGCACCTAACGCGCAAGGTAATGACCAGAAATCTCTTTGCCTATGCGGAAGTGTCTCTTCATAGGTAAAGAAGTAGGTATAACCTTCCATAGGGATTCCAAAACGTTTAGCAAGAATATCGTTCCTTGCCGCCGGAGCATTCTCGGCTCGTTCAACATCGTTCTGGTAGACCTCATAAGTGACCGTCAAACCAAGATTCGGATTGGCCTTCAACCAGGT